GAATGCTTGCCCTTGTGCGTGCCTAGGCGTTGGCATAGGTGCTAGGGTAGCCATGCATGATCGAGGGGTGCTTAGAAGCGACGCTAGGGCGTTGTGTGGGTGTGAGAAAGGGCCCCTGATTAGAGGCCCTTGGTGAGTTGGTGTATAAGGGGAGGGGCTAGTATCTAAGGATGGCCTTGGCAACGTCGCACCTCGCGTCCTGAAGCCGCCTTCCGCGCTCTAAGGTGTATCCAATGCGAGATTTCTTCCAATTGCGCTCCTTCTCCAGCCGCCTATCAGCCTCCAGTATTGCGTTGCCTCTGTTGAGCCTTCCGTCGATAATGAAGACGGCGCTTGACCCAAATTCAGTCCTTAGGTTGCCTTCGAGGTCATACCCTACTGCCCATGCTATCCAGCTTGTTGTGTCGTTCATAGCTCTACTCGCTTTCTACTTTGCTCTGGAGGAAGCTAACAAGCGCTTCCAATACTTCGCGACGTTCCCCGGCTTGCGCTTGCATCAGGCACGAACCGATGCACACTTCGCTATGTCGCGCTTCGTTAATCGCTTGCTCAACGCGCCCAAGCCTGTCTGAGTGTGATGCACACCATGTAAGCAGGTCGTGATTGTAGACGTCGGTCCAAGACTCGACAATGCCTCCAGCATAGATAGCAATGCCGGAATCGCTGTCTACCATGCACAAAGCTTCACACGCTTCCACGATATACGCGTAGACGTAATCATCGGGTAGCGTATCCTCAATATCATGGCAATGCATGGCCGCCTCTGCCATCCATGACGGGGCATTGTGTCGAAACACCCAAAATGTAGCGCCTGAATCGCGCTTACGTTGCTCAAAGCACCTGAGCATACCCTGAGCGAGTCTTTGCACGCTTTCTTCAATCGTTAGTGTGGTCATTGTTTACCTTCCTTCTTCCGTTATTGGTTTCGGCTGATCTTCCAGCCTTTACCATGTGTTTGCCCCTTGCGGATAGCCTTGATAATGTCGCTATCTGTGGGGATTTCTGTGTCAATAGAAGCGCTTACCCCTTTGCATTCGTCGCACACAACGCGCTTGCGTGAACAACATGCCATCAAAAACCTATCAATTAGGCCGATAACGAAAGCGGCCATCAGGAAGGCCACGAGTAGGACGGCCCTGTTCTCCGGAGGGTTATGCATCGGCGTCCCCCGGTCTGAAGCAAGCGTCCTCTTCGCAGTAGTAAACGTTCAACTTGCGCAGGTGAACAAGCGCGGCTTTGTCGCATGTCATGTAGTCAAACCTGCCCGCGTCCACCGTGCAACCTCTCCCGCGCTTGGCACTATCGAACATGTCCGCTAAAACGTGCGTTGCCATTACGCGCGATTCTGTATCAGCAATGAAATCTGCAATCCTCTGTATATCCATAATTTAGCCCCTTTCGCTGGTAGCTGGTTATCCTTCCATTAGAGACCAGCGCCCGCTTTTCCGCAGGCTGCATATAGCATGGATTGGAATTCTGCGATCGTGCGTGGCGTCCTGCCCATGGCCTCAAACGCATCGGCGGCGCTGTAGATTGTCTGCATCTGTTCAGTCGTCGCAGCGTTGCGTACGCTCGCGCTGCAATAATCGACCTCCAGCTCGCTAAGCCATCGTTGAGAGACGATTTTGGCTGCGGCGGTCCTTATAGAGCTCACGCCGCCGCAACGGGTACCGCATATCGGAGCGTTGGCGTGTTTTGTGATGCGCTTGAACAGGCTCCGCGCTGGTTCTACTGAATAATCCATAGTCCTATCCTTTCTATATCGAGCCTTTGCGGCTCATGTGTGTCATGCGAGTCAACCCCCGCTTCAATGTTCACACTATCGGCTAGCATTGCCCCTGCGTCAAGTCAAAAAGCCAATAAAAATCAAGAAAGTTTGCACCATGGCCTACAGTCTAGACTTTATGCGCGTTAGCAGGGAGTATAGGCGTCAAGAAAAAGAATTTGCATTTTCTGCTAATTCACTATTGCTATGCCCTAGTACCGCCGATATATTGGAGGCATGGCAAGCGAGGGGCTTGCGATATACAGAGACAAAGGGAAGAACAATGTCGAGACTGAAGGCTAGCATCAGGCGAGGCGCAATCGAAAGCCTCCAGAATCATGTTGATTGGATGGACGATCGTTGCGCTCAATTCCTGAGCATTGACAGCGATTTGCCTAACGCCCTTGAGGCCATGCGCGAGTCCGAACTGTATATGGAGGCAATCGAATTGCTAAATGATGACGTCTTCGCTTTTGCCAAAAAGGGTGAGGCGATTGTCGGCAGAGCCGAGAGATTTGTCGTGACAATCTACAGAGGTCGCTACGGCGGAGAGCCTAGCATTTGTGCAAAATTGACCTACTAACACAAGAAAGTGAGTGAACCATGTTCCAGAACCAAGATGAGCCGATGCCTTGCCAAGCCCTTTACGCATGGGCCGAACGGCTGGACAATGACGATTTAGGCGGCCTGCCTGAATGCGCAGAGGGCGCAAGCGTTTATGAGGTCAACATAGGCACTAGGGATGCCGCGTATGGCGGATGGTATTTCCCGATACGCTATTACATCGATATTGACACTCCCGATATGGAGGAGGAGACAAGGGAAGAGATCTGGGAGTGGGAAAGGAAATGCCTAGCTGACACTGGCACAACGTCGAGTCACGGGCCCATTCCTGACAGCGCCGCTATAGTAGAGACTCACAAGGACGTATTGGACTTCTTTGCCGAGTGTTGCGACGTGACAGAAGGAAGCGAAAAGCCAAGCGTAAGAATGATGGTGGAGGTCGATTGGACGTGGCGCGATTCGTGGGGAGATAGCGCCATTTCAGCTATCACAAAGAAAGAAAGCGAGTAAGCGATTATGCGAGACGATCAATTCATAGACGAATGGTTAACGGCCCTCCTATGGTCAACTAACGACAATAGCGACGAATCCGGAGGCAACCCGCTAGACGATCAATTCAGTTGCGACGATTTCAGCGACAGCGACAGGCGGAAAGTGTGGGCTATGACCCGGCGTATCCTTTGGGCTTGCCAATCGCTAGACCTGGGCGAGTGCCTAGGAATGGATGCTTTCTGGCATAGCGTATGCCTGTCGCAGGGTCGGCATGGCACAGGCCTATGGGACGATAACGACAGGGGCTGGAAGGGGCATGGCAAGGTCTTACACGCTATCGCCATTGCCGCTATGTCGGAAGACGAAGCAAGCGCGTATATTGGAGACGATGGCAAGGTGCACCTCCCCTAAACTCTAGCCCCTCCCCTTATACACCAACTCACCAAGGGCCTCTAATCAGGGGCCCTTTCTCACACCCACACAACGCCCTAGCGTCGCTTCTAAGCACCCCTCGATCATGCATGGCTACCCTAGCACCTATGCCAACGCCTAGGCACGCACAAGGGCAAGCAGCGGCCTAGAGCACACAACGCATAGGCCGTAACGCATAGGCCAATCCGTGTTTTACACTATGTAAAAGGCATAGCCCAAAGCATGGTGTGCCTAAGTGAGACAGAGCAAAAGGTGGGCAGGAGTGAGACGCGGGATAGCCTCCTCGCGATTTTACTCATTTTAGCACCGTCTCATATATGACCGCACTATGGCTTTGTTCACTTCTGCCCCGCCGCATATATGCTCATGCTCAATTATGACCCTCGATTGGCACGCTCTTTGTCACAACTATGTCATGGACTGTCACCTCAGCGTCATATCTTTGTCATAGTTATGTCACAGAAGTGTCACCGTTATGTCATGGCTTTGTCACGGAAATGTCATGGCTCACCCCTGAGCCGTCTCTTTTCTGATCTTTTTATCTCGGGTTTTCCCCCGTTTGACATTTACGCACTTGGCTTTTCGTCATGCTTGGCTTCCCGTTTGAGATTTACGCATCTCGAAAGTGGTGAATTTGGCCTTTTTGGCCTCGATGTTAGCCGTGCTCTGCCTTCAGCTTGGGCTTTGAATAGGGCTATTTGCTCAGGAAGGGGGCTATGCTGCTGTTCATCCTCGTTTGACATCCTAATGCTCCTTTGCTTCCTCTATTGCTGTCTTGAAGTCACAGTACCCATTGAGTGGCCCGTAGAACCTCTCGTATCGTGAAGCCTCGAAGCCCTCTCTGGGCACGACTGTGCAGGTGTCCTTGACCAGCTTAGGGTGAAACTTCCTGATCTCCTTCTCCCCAAGGTAGCACATCGAGGAGATGTTCATGTAGCCCCACGCGTACCAGCCTTCACGCTCGGGTAGCTCACCCTTCCACATTCGCGCCCTGTAGTGCCTGTGGGCAAAGCTCTCATACATCGAACCGTAGGTGTCCACCCTTGTGACCTTGTTCTTGACCTTCCTCCGGGCAATAATCATGTGGTGATGCTGGAGGTCGGTGTTCGGCTCTATCTGGTATACGTTGTCAGCCTTCAGCACATTGCATGGCTCACACGCCAACTGGAGATTCACCAACTGGCTGCTGCCCCCTTTGGCCTTGGGGATGATGTGGTCTATCGTCAAATCCTTCAGCGGCATATCCTTCTTGCATATCGAGCAAGGCCACCGATTGAGGTTCTTCATCACTGCTGACATTCTAGATTCTCCTTCTTCGGCTTCTATGCGGTTGCTTCCTGAACGTCTTCCTTGCTGCCCGTGTGGGCCTATAGTTTCGCCCTCCGAATGTGGCGCTTCTACGCTTCCTTGGTATACACAGGCATACGATTAGACCAACGAGAGGCATGGATGCGCAGAGAGCGAACCCTGCTAGCCCTGAGTGCCCTTTGTTGGTGAGTATGGCCGCTCCCGCAATGCCGAATATGACGGCAGAGGCTAAGAGTATGGTCAGTGTTGTTGGGTCTATAAGCATCTATCTTCCTCCGTTTGACATTTATCGCTGTTCACTTCCGGCTTCTCATTTGGTCTATTCATTGTCCTGCTCCTCTTCCAGCGTTTCCAATTCGCCTTTACACTTGTCGCACTCGCACCAGCCCCAAAGGTGGTAGATGCAAGCGTCGGGTTCCTCCGTGCTATTCATCGCCCGCCTCCTTCACGACAAGTGGCGTGCCGTCTGGGGTTTCAAGGAACCGCTCAGAGCGGAGCCCAACCTCTCCATGTGGATGCCAGCCTTTGCCCACCCAAACATAGACAAGCACAACATACTCTGGGCCGTCGCGGTGACACTTCAGCACAGCCACCCCTCCATACTGGCCGCTCCTATCAATACCCCACCAATCGGTATTGGGCATCGGCCCCTCGTAATCTCGAATATCAATGGTTTTCATAGCTCTCTATACTTCTTGAGCTTGAAGGCTTGAATCATCTTCGCTCGCGCTCGATGATCCGCTTCGCTTCGCTCGCTGTATTTGCTCAGAATGAACAGGGTTAACTCAGTCAGGGCTAACTCAGCCCAACTCGATCCCGTTCGACTTTTGGTGATATAGGCAGTGACGAAGCACAGGCTGTGATGGCATATCCCCGACCGCCAATCCCTAGCCTAGCCCTACTCTGCGGTTCCGCACCCGTACGGGCTTAGTATATAGGGTCTTTGGCAAACTCTGTCACAGCCATGTAGCCTCTTTGTCATGGTTGTGTCATGGATTGCTATGGTGCTCGATCCTCGCTTTGGCTATCTCGATGTATTCAGCCTCGCGCTCAATGCCGATGAAGCCGAAGCCTTCTAAGGCCGCCGCGCATCCCGTTGACCCCGACCCCATGAATGGGTCAAGAACGGTTCCATTCGGCGGCGTGACCAATCGGCAAAGGTATCGCATAAGGGCGATGGGCTTCACGGTCGGGTGAAAGTTTCCCCGCGTGACTTGCTGGCGCTTGTCGCGTTGCGGCGTTGGCGTGTCTTCGGTATAGACTTCGCGCTTGTCTAGCCCCTCGCATCCCGCATTGCGCTCCTTCTTCGATGGCTTCGCACAATAGAAGAAGCGGGCGGCGCTCTCGGCATCACCAAAACAGGCCAGCACCTCTTCGCTCCCATCGTGAATCACGTTTGCAGGCCATCGGCCATTTTGAATAGCCTTTCTTGCCATATCCCCGCCCGTTTTGAACCCGTGAAGCCCTTCGTTTGAAAGGCTTGCCGGAACTCCCTTTTCACCTTCAACCCTACACCCATCAATGTTCAAAGCCCCCGTGCCATGCTTCAAGACGTTGGCAGCCACCGTTCCTTTGAAGGGCTTGCGGGCGAGGCAGATAGGTTCGTTGGCGGGCTTCAATGCGGTTCCCCACCCATCCCACTGCTTAGCTTCGGGTGTTTCCGGCAGGGTCGTATAGGGGCTTCTTCCGCTTTCGTCTCCCCACTTACCCTCGCCATCCCTCTTGCCGTCTTCAAGCCGTGCCAACCTTTCGCCGCCACGCTTCATCGGGCCGCGTTTGCCTTTAGCTCCCGCCGCCTTATCAATCGCTTTGGATATGTTGTGACTCTTCGGGAAGCCAGAGCCGTAAAGCCATTGAATCTGGTCGCGAATCTCAAAGCCCGCGTCTTCGATGTTGACCACCATGCGGTGATACGTTCTCGTCCCACCGAAGCTCAGCAAGTGGCCACCGGGCTTCAAGACTCGGAAGATTTCCCGCCAAAGTTCAACACTTGGAACGTTGTGATCCCACTTCTTACCCATGAACTTCAAGCCATAGGGTGGGTCGGTTACGGCTGCATCAACCGAGTCAGCGTCTAAGCTCTTCAGCATCTCTAGAGAGTCACCATGAATCATCATTTTGTCACCTTTACCGCTACACCGTAGCATTCTCCGTGTGGCCCCCGAATGGGGCAGTAGTCCACAAGTTCGCACTGGTCAGGCTCCACGCCTAACTCAGCCGCCAGAACAGCCAACAGGGCTTCCGGCTTGAACACCTTCATCTCGCTCACCTACTCCTCCACCAGAACGAGGTCATCACCCTCTTCGTCGGTGATCGTGGCCGAGGGCATGTTGCGCCACGATCTGTGACATCGACGCCATTCACCATCCACCCACTTCACCTGCATGGATGAGCTAGCACCCTTGGCAGGCAGCAGGATCACACGGACGACGCCCTGATTGATCGAGAGTGACCACTGGCGTGAACCATAGTCGCCGCTCAGCTTCGAGCCTTCACCCGCGTCAACAGCAATACTGCCACCGTCGAGAGCGTGTTGAATGATGTCGCTACTCATCGGCCACCACCTTGCGCCACTTGCGGTCAAAACGCAGTCTAGCAGTCTCGTTCAGATCTCCATCGGTGAATGAAACCAGGATGTGCCCGAGGCGGCATTCGCAGACAACGTTTCGCAGCGAGTGGATAGAGCCGTCAAGCTGGTACTTCCTGCAATTGCTCTCAAACTTCAGCGACGGGTCAGTATTTAGCGCGTCAACCATCTGCACCGTCGTCATGTCGTATGGGCGCTCGGGCTTCGGCGGGCATACGAACTCGCCAGTGAGGGGATCGAGCACTTGCAGGCGTCCCAGCAAAAACGACGTGGTGGATGTGGTCTTATACCAGCCAAACGGGCCGTTCTCGTAATCAGAGAAGCTCTCTAGCGCCCCGTTTCGCCAACGGACAGGCGAGCCGTGCGACAAAAAATAGACCTCTCTCCGTTCTTGAATCTCTTGCATCTCTTGCATTTCTCTACCTTTCGTGTGGTGGCTCGCTACGGGCTGTCACCGTGACAACCGTCTGAACCTCTACCTTATGTATCTGCCCGCAAAATGTGCAGGCTAAGTCTGTCGCGCCGTCACCATGAGCCAGCACGTTGTCCTCCCAGCACTTGGTACACTTCCATGCCTCCGGCTTACTCGCCATAGTTCTCCTCCATACGCTTGTCGTGCTTCTCGCCCGCCTTGGACTCAGCAACCTCACGGCGACGCTCAGCAGCACGCTTTAGGGTTGTGCAGCTTCTCACGGTTGCCGTCAAAGCCTCTTCTGCATTCGCATAGTGCTTGCGGTCGCTTGCTCCTCGCTTCTTTGGGTAGACTACGAGAACCTTGTCGGCCGCGAATGTAACCATCGCGACAGTTCGGCATTCTGCGTCGGTAATTGCGTAGTCGTCATCAAAAAGAGCACGATCAATATGCCAACTCGGCATAGCTTTCCTGAACTCCGTCATAAACCTATCTGGCGTCATTCCTTTATCCTTTCAGGCTTACAGCCCACTGCAAAGTAGTTTGAAACTTTTCCTAAAAATACCCTTGACGCGCCAAGGTGTCAAGACTATTCTTTGGAAAGATTTCAGGAACGACTACAGAAAGTGAAGCATGGACTACAGCAGACAAAGCTACATCGGCTCCCACGAGTCAGCGATTATCATGGGCGACTATAAGCCCAAGAGCCTTCGTAGGCTTCACGAGGAGAAGGTCGGCAAAATTGTCGCCGACGACATCTCAAGTGTGCCTATGGTGACGGTCGGCCTCTATATGGAAGACTTCATCATTGATGACTACCGGACAAAGGTTGATCCAGCCGACACGTTGGTTTCCCTCTACAGCGAACTCGATGTCCCTAGGCTGGAGGCTCGAAGCCCTTTCCGCGTGGTTGACACGCTGGCTAAGGATGTCCCGATGAAGGACAGGAACAAGTTGCACTTCGCCTATGAAGGTCGCGACTACTTCAGGGGTTCGCCTGATTGCCTCGTGTTGGCCCCATCGGGTCGCCTGCGTGAAGGCGTGGATGCTAAGGTGGTCTTCGATTGGGAGATGGCTTCGGAGCTCAAAGCTGGCGCTGTGCCGAAGAAGTACGCAGCTCAGGGCCGTCACTTCTGCAAACTCACAGGCTTGAAATCGTGGACGTTCCACTGCCTGCTCTTGTGCGACTATGGCAAGTTCGTTACGGTTGTGTATCGCGATGACGAAATGGGTAGCTTAACCGACAAAACCTTTCTTCGAGAGCTGGATATGTTCTGGTCTAACGTGCAGTCTGATCGTGTTCCGCCCTTCAGCGGCACAGAGGGCAAGGACATTCCAAAGCTCATCTCCGCTCGCTATCAGGGGCAAACTGAGCGCGAGGCTACCGAGAACGAATTGAACCTCATTGACCTCTTTGTTCGTCAGCGTGCAGAACTTGACCACACTCAAGAGCTTCACGACCGTGTAAAGACTCAGGTGGTTGAGTCCATCGGTACTGACGTGAAGAGGCTGACACAAGACGGTGACAAAGTTGTGACAATCGGGAAGAACGGCTCTGTGGTCGTCGCCCCCAAGTTCAAGGCCCGCATTTTGAGCACGGTTGTAGGGGAGGCCAAAGATGAAGATTGACCTCACAAGCCCGAGGCTGGTAGCCAAGCCTTTGCGCCTAGAGACAGATGGCAGCAGGCTTATCGCTACGCGACACGGCAAGATCGTCTTTACGGCGACGATTAGTAAGGAAGACAAGAAAGCTCTTGCTAGGTTGCTGGGGTAGTATTGGGCTCCTCGCATCCCTAGGCGAGCACGACACACGGCAAGCGCCACCGTGGCCCACAACGGCGCACCAGATTCGGGGTGGTAGCTCAATGGTAAATCCTCGTGACGCAAAGCCGTAGCTGGTTGAGCCCCGCGAGAGACGAATAGAGCCGCGCAACCATAACGCGATGCAGGTTCGAGTCCTGCCCACCCCACCCTTATTCAAACCAACCAAGGAGATACAGATGGAAGCGCCAATCATATTGCCTATGACTCTCGGACTGACAGGCGGGACGCCCCAAGCCCTCAAAGATATTGGCAAGGAGGTCAAGGACGGGTGGCCAGCGATGCTATTCATCTTTCTTTCCGTGGTCACGCTACCTGCCCTAGCTGGGGTGGTCTCGCTCTTTGGGACAAACCTATAGCACCTCATTGCGAGCGCAGTGGGCGCGTTGCCCAAAGGCTACTCACACATGGTCTTTAAGGGCTGCGCTCGCAACTTATGCACCTCGAACGGATGCTTCTCTGTTCGAGTTTGGTGGGCGAGGGAGTGAATTGGATATAGCTCTCTCGCCACCGCCTTACAAAACACACAAGCCAAAAGGAGACTAGATGGCAAAAGAGAATGACTATGGCCTCGTATCAGCGTCGGAGCTTGCTTTCGGGCGAATCTCGGCGATGTTCTACGGGGCGTCGGGGATTGGCAAGACCAGCCTCGTAAAGACGCTTATCAATGAAGGCGAGTTCCCCTGCAAGGCTGAGGAGATCCTACTGCTCTCCTTTGATCCGGGCGAGCTTGCTGTGCGCGACACAAACATTCAAGTGAAGCGCATCCTCAACCATGACGACCTCGTGTTTGTCGTGAAGAACCTAGCCAAGATGGTTGAGACACTTGGCTTCAAGTGGGTCATCGTTGACGGCCTCGACGAAGCAGGCAAGCTGATCCTCGACTATGAGCTTGGGAGAACCAAGGACGGGCGAGCAGCCTACGGGGAGATGGCAAGACGCTCTGAGCGCTTGATTCACTTCTTCCGTGACGATGTGGAACTC